CCGCTAACGGGCTTTTATATTCTTCTCTGCCACTAATGTAATCTAAAAAGCTCATTATAGTCCTTCTAGTTGAAGTTCTTTTGCAATTTTTTGTGCTTCAGCTTTCTGAGCATCAGTTAGTTTTTTACCTGATTTATATATACCTTCTAACTCAGTAAAGCGTGAGGCTTTGTTCTTAGCAATGTATGGATTAAAGCCAGATATTTTACCATCATTCTGTGAGCGATACTTTTCACCAGCTTCATAAGAAATTTCAGAAGCCCGTAAGTCCTGATTAATTGTGTTTAACAGGCGACGAATCGTACCTTCTTGTTGCTTTAAGTTAGGCTTAGTCTTGATTAACTGGTCAAGTTCTTTTACCGCTAAAGAACCCGGTAACAGTTTAGCTAACGGTAAAACTAACTGTGCTGACAGAGCATCAAACACTTCTGTGTCATTGAGCCGCTTACCACCACCAAAGGCTCTTGAAACACCAGCCTGTAGTGAGCCGTATGAACCAACAAAAGCATTACCAACAACTGATTCCATTTCACGAACATTTCGTGCTAATGCAGACGCGTCAGAATAGGCTTGTCCTGCTTTAGTCCAATCATCCGCTTGTTTCTCTGCTTCTTGTTTAGCGAAGGCTTTATCAAACACACCCCCTAAGTTAACTTCAACCTTAGTTCCTTTTGGTGAGCCTTCGGCATCAATCGCTCTTGTATACGCAGCAACCCGAGGGTCGTTAGCTGGTACACCTGCTTTTAGCAATTCATCTCTTTCAAACATTAGTTTACCTAAAGGAGATGTTGGGATTCTCTGTTCCCGCAATGCTTTAACTGTCTGCGCTTCTGTTAAAGCAGCTTTACCTGTGGTGGCTTCCATACGCTCTGCTTCACGAACAGCCATCATTGCTTCTTGCGGTGCAAACGGTTGCAATGCACGAGCAAAGTCTCTAGCACCTTGTGCAGAAGTTAAATCAAACTGTGAAGACAGTTGTTTAATCTGAGAGATTTTCTCTAATTCAGCGTCTCCACCTAGTAAACCACCTACAGCACGACCAACACCAGCTCCGCCCTGATAGATAGAGTATTGCGCTCTTTCCATTGGACTGAGCTGTGCAAACCTAAACGCATTAGAAGCGTCTGTAGTTTGACGCTGACGCATCAACTGCTCTGGGGATACTCCGAATAAACCGCTTACGATTTCTGCCATGATTTTTCCTTTACATCCATTCAGCTAAAGCACGATTGGCGGCTGCACCTTGTCCACCGACATCAGTAAATCCTTTACCGCCGCTACCAAACAAGCCACTAAACCAGCTAGAAGCACCGCTGCCACTGCCGCCCATTCCGCCACCGATAGCGCTCAGGGCAGAACCTATTGGACTGTAGCCTTGATACTGAGCGTAAGCGTTTGATGCAGCTTGCTGTGGGTCTAAATACAAACGACCTGCGTTTGCACCTGCTTGCGAGTACTGACCTGCTAGTGCTTGACTTAACCTGAACGGGTCTTGTCCTATTGTTTCTGTTGTACGCAACAAACCAAGTTGTGCTTCTGTTGGAGCGTATCCAGCAGTAGTTAACTTTGGAACTTGTCCAAGCAACTCTCCACCTGTACCGAACAAACCAGCACCTAAACGCAAGTCTTCAGCAAAACGCTGACGAGCAAGCTCTGTACCTGCTTCTGATGAACGCAATCCTTGTGTACCAAACTCTAAACCTAAGCCTAAGTTCTGTAACATATTAGCACGCTGAGTTGCTTCAGATTGCTGCTGTGCTGTTAATCCTGCAGCGCCTAAGCGAGTGCCTAAACCAATGTCGTCTGCTAAACGCTGACGAGCAATGTCGGTAGACTGAGCAGCTAAAGTGCGGTCTTGTTGTGAACGAGCGTTAAACAGAGCTTGTGCCAATGGGTTCGACGGAGCTGTTCCAGTACCTGTCTGAACACCTAGACCGCCTGTGCCACGACCAAAGTTAGAAGTAGCTAATCGTGCTTCTTCAGCAGCTCTGCCGGGTTGCATCAGTTCCTGCTGTTGCTGATAATATTGCTGTGCTGCAGCAGTTGGGTCGTATGATGTTGGAGTAACTTGACCAGCTAACTGATTTAACTGATTAGCATAAGCCATTGCTTCAGGAGTAGCACCAGTCTGGAACGATGTTGGCATCAATCCTTGTTGTGCAAAGCGATACTGATTAGCTAAGTCTTGTGCTTGTTGTGATGACATCCGTGATGTGTCTGTTGGTAGCAACTGACCGCCTAAACCAAATAGACTCTGAGCACCGCCTGTAATCGGCTGTGCGAGCTGTCCAGTTTGTGCGGGATTATAAGCACCTAACTGACCGAACAGGCTTTGCTGTAAACTTCGCAGCTCAGGCGATAGTGTATAGCTTCCTTGTCCTTCAGGGGTAAACTGTGACGAGCCAAAAGCTGTAGTCATCCCCATTGGTCTGAACTGCGCCATTGCGGACGCTTTGTCAGCAGCAGCTCGAAGTGCCTCTGCCTGTCCTTGAGCAGCATCAGCAGCTTTTCCGCCCGATATTAAACCACCAGCTAGACTGGCGACTGGACTTACGATTGATGCGACTGAACCACCCATTATAGACTCCTACTGTATATGTGATACATCTGTTTATCCTGATTTATAAAATCTTGTTGAAACTCAAAACCGATTGACTTACCAAACTTAACCAATTTCTTATTATCTTCATGTGCTATAGCAACTAAAGGCACAGACACTAAATGTTGTAATAAATTTAAATCTTCTAAAAACTTTGCTTTAACTGCTGGTGTCCACTTTCGTACATCAGTGTGAAACCATATCAAATCGTTGTGAAGCTCTAACAACATCGTGTAGTCTTCACGAATAACGACTGGTACTTTGAAACTCAATTAATTCTTACCTTCTGGCTTGGGATATTTAGCTTTTATAAAGTGAATTTGCCTACTATACAAATTAGCAACACATCCCATTGAAATTATTGAGTAACTCATATTTAAAGTTCTGTAACAGGAATTTGGGTTGCGTTACTAATCGGCAATATTGTGTTTGTTGCTGTATCAAAATAGTATTCATCTGCAACAACATCATCAGCGCAATCTACCCAAAATAAAGGTTGTGCAACCTCAAACTCTGCGTCGCAAACTTCAGCCACTCGGCATGAATTAGAGTATGTACCGTAAACTGGTTTGTATGGAGCGGTGTCAGTCCAGCTTGCAATGTACTGAATTGGGGATTCATTAGGGCTAATAAGTGCTTTTTTCATAATATTATCCTTTTACCATTCAACAATAATAATTCCAGCTGAACCTGCGCCGCCAGTACGATTGTTAGAGCCGTAAACTCCGCCAGAACCACCACTACCAAATCCGGTACCAGCATTTCCATTACTTTCTCCACTAACACCATCTCCTCCCCTTCCAAAACCGCCACAGCCTCCTAAAGCGAAGCTACCACCACCTTCCCCTTTAGCACCAGCAGTACCTCCCCCGCCGGCGCTATAGGAATCACCCGCAACTCCGCTTGCTCCACCAGAAAGATTGTAATCACCGCCTGAGCCCGCTCCACCTGCATTACTATTACCGTTATTAGTCGCCCCGCTTGTACCACCAGTTGCAGAACAAAATGCGCCAAATGATGAAGTTCCAGCAGCCCCACCAACCGTTGCTGTAACAGTGCCGCCCGGTGTCAATCCAGTAACAAATTTAACAGCCATTCCCCCACCGCCGCCACTACCACCAACAGCACCGGGATTACTTACCGCAGAACCACCGTTACCACCACCACCAATTACAGTAACCTTAACTGCGGTTACTCCTGTCGGCACTGTAATTGTTCCTGTGCTTGTAAATACTTGACCACGAGTTCCTATAAAAGGATTAGCAGTAGAAGCCCAAGTCGTACCGTTAGAAGTAAGAATATTGCCAGTTGTGCTTGGGGCTACTGTTTGTAATGCACTTGTGCCATTACCAAGCAAGACATTGTTAGCCGCTAAAGTTGATGCACCTGTACCCCCATCAGCAACAGCTAAGTCAGTGATGCCTGTAATAGAACCACCAGAAATAGATACTGCGTTAGAGTTTTGAGTTGCTATTGACCCTAAACCTAAGTTAGTCCTTGCATCAGCAACAGTCGAAGCGCCAGTTCCGCCGTCAGCAACTGCAATGTCAGTAATTCCTGAAACAGAACCGCCAGTGATTGCTACGGCATTGGCATTTTGTGTTGCAATAGAACCTAGTCCTAAATTAGTTCTAGCGTCGGCTGCTGTTGATGCACCTGTCCCGCCATCAGCTACAGCTAAGTCTGTAATTCCAGAGATAGAACCACCGGCGATTGTCGGTGTATTAATAGTCGGCGAAGTAAGTGTCTTATTTGTAAGAGTAGTTGTAGCAGTTCTTTCTGCAACCGTAGCTGCAGTAACAAATGCTGTAGTCGCTACCTGCGTTGTGTTCGTACCAGCAGACGCTGTAGGTGCAGTTGGAGTACCAGTCAGGCTTGGACTATTAATGTCTGCCTTAGATGCAATCGCATTAGCAATCGCATTAAGTTCATTATCAATCTCCGTACCTTTGACAATCTTACCAGCGTTACCGCTAGGTAGTCCGTCTTTAGCTGTAAAGTTAGTTGCTTTTGTGTAATCTGCCATGTCTATTCCTTAAACTATTGTTTTACCTGCTTTAACGGCAACGTCTATCTTTTGAATAGACAATGGATTACCGTTGATGTCTACTTCTAATCCGAGTTGCATAATTGTTCCTTGCCCACCAGCATTAATAGAGAATCGGTCAATAATAATACCGGAACTGTATTCAGCGATGTTATACTCACCAATTCCATATTCATATACTGTTCCTGTTTCTAATGTGTACGTTGCAGACTGATAGCCTTCGGTGTAGTCAAAACCCCATTTTACCGCAACGGACTGGTTTGTGCCGCCGATGAGAACCCAACCAATCTTCTTCAGAATCTTGAGCTTTGTAGAGGCATCAAAGTCAAAGTAGTTGGTGTAATACTGTAAGCGATAAACTACTCCGTTGTCAGAGTGTCCAAAATACTTACCTATGTACGATGTCTGTCCAATGAGTAACTCTTTAGCTTGTGTAATGCAGAATGACTTAGGTTGTAAGCTATCCCAAATGGTTACACGAGCCGAACCGTCTTGAAGACGTGAGCGAGTATCAAAGCAATATACAAACTTAGTTGAAGGCAGCGACAAAAGATAAATAGCATCTCTATCGTGGTAAATACTTTTAATCTTACCTAAGTCTGCTTCAGCGAACACATTGCCCATTAAGTCATCACGAACATTCTTAGAGATGTCGTTCATGGGTAAAGACTTCTCTTGAATCACACGAGCAAGGCTGCGTACACCAGCATCAGACAAGAACAGAATATCTGTACCAATGTTCTGTACAGAGTCACGAGCAATACAGCCTACGTTGTAGATGATGTCTTGTAATACCAAGCTACCGGTATCAATCGGGTTAGCATAGATAGCGGTGTTGTTACGACCAAAGATAACTAAGAATCCATTGTGCGCTGCGATAGCGACAATGTTATCGCCATTCGGGAACACTTCTTGTAGGTTTAAATAACCAGCAGAGCCTGTAGTGAAGTCAGAGCCACGCAGTAAGTCACTGAAGTAGACAGTCTGGGTATCGCCAACGATGTTCCCAACCCAGATACGACCAAAGGCAGATAAGACTGCATTGGGTTTAAATGATGCGTTATTGTGATTGGCTGGTAATGTACCAACATCACTTATCTGTTGGAATCCAAACGTACCGCTATCGTGGTCGTGAGGGTTTCCACCAGAGACAGGCAACTCATGCCACACGAGCATTGGGTGTCCAGCCTGTGCTAAATAAGCATGGGGCTGAAAGTCATTAACATCACCGTATGGCATTGCTGCCATCTGCCAGTTGTTACCTGTTATCGTGTAAGTAGCGTTTCCTGAATTTGTTGCATTTCGGACAAGACGTTGTGTAAGTGTTGCACGACCAGTGAATAACTTGTTATTACCTGCTGATATAATTGTATTGCTTCCGCCATCGACTACCTCCATCATTGATTCAATCGGATTAGAACCTAGGTCAGCGTTTGTTGCGTTTAGCGGAGTCCAGCCCCGTCTTGCACCAATACGACCATAGCGGTCAATTACGCAGTTCTGTGCTTTTAATGCAAAGCCAGACGACAGCGTAATGCTCGACTCTTGAAGATTGAGACCGTAAAATCCCGGTGCTGCAATCGAGGAAGTTCTGAGTTCAGCAGCCACTATATTTGTTTCCTTTTGCTAAATTTGCTGTCACAGACAATATTTGTAAATTCCATGGAACGTGCATACCACATACTTTTGTATTTTTAATAGGTACGACGTGGTCCACGTGTTGTTTCCACGGAAATACACTTTCAAGCTCTTTTGCCATTTTATAAAAATCAGCAATTTGTAAAGACTGCTCTTGACTTAACCAAGCAGGAGTAGCAAGTGCTTTTTTTGCTCTGTAGGAAGCTCCGTAAGAGGTGTTTTTTTCTGGGTTTTCTTTTCTGTACTGCGCATTGTTGACAGCAATTTTTTCTTTATTGTTTTTTCTATAGACTGCTTTAGAAGCTGCGTTTGCTTCGGGATGCGTTGTTACATATTTCACACGTGCTGCTTTTTTTCTGTCGGGATATGCTAATGCCCATGCAACAGAAGCAGCGTTATTACACTGTTTACAACAGTAGCGAACACCATCTTTCATCTTTTTATCTTTGCCAAACTCTGTTAAAGATTTAGCAATTTTACATTTAGAGCAGGTTTTCATACCGAGTACCAAGCCTCTTCCTCAAAATATCTTGCACTTTCAAGAGAAATAGCATCTGCTAA